TCTTTATCCGGAGCGCCTACAATAGCCGTACGGACCGGACCTTCGGGAGGCAAAAGCTCGTTAAAAGCTTGCGCTTGGAATTGAGTGGCGGATTCCGCTAAAAGAGGGTGAGTTACGCCAGTAGCGCCACGGAAAGGCAACGTACGCTCTTCGTATTTAAATCCTAGAAGATCTAAGCCTTTGGTATACGTGTCTTCCCAATCCTGACGAGACGCTCGGTTAGCGTCATATTGCCCAACCAAATCGTTTGAAATACGGCCCAACTCGCCGTCATCCATGTCCTCGGCAAGATTCCGATAGAAATCACCCTCGTCAACCATGTTTTCCGCAGTAGGGTCAAAATCAACCGTAGCGCCGCCTTCCTCGTCCAGCTCAATCTCAATGCCGTCGGGCATAATGTCCGAAGCAGAAAACATGCCGTTGGGAGAGGCTAAGTCCGCATCATCTTCAATCACCAAAAGCTCCGAATCGTCACTCATGCGATCCATTAAGGAGACTACCGGTTGATTTGGTTCTGCCATGTCCGTATCCTGTTTTTAATTTCCGCCGGGGTGACGAGAGTAATTTGTTGCGTTAACAATCCCTCTGGGATCGGTGGTCGTTGTTAGTGTTCTAGGGTCTAACCTAGAAAAGTAAAGATCCGGGCCTTCTTTAGGGCTTTCGGCCCTGCGCTCTTCCCTAGGACGATCCATAATGCGGTCAAGCTGATCCAAGATTTGTTGATCCACCATTCGGGTAAGATCCCGAGTTGTGTTCATAATGCCCGCGTTACGCAGTATCTTGCGGCCAACCGCATTGTTGCGGGTGTCCATAGCAATGTCTTCTCGACTGGCGTTATCAAACGTCCGGTCAAACTCCTCGCCCATAACTCCCATGGCGGTAGACGCTTCGCCACCATACTCGTTTCCGTAAAGAGCTGTGCCCAAGGCATGCGCCCTAGCATCTAATAACTCAGAGGAAGCCGGCATGTCCCTGCGATCCGTGGGCCGTGATTCGCGACTAAAGTCTGCTGAACCGGGACGCTCGGGGCTTTCAGGGTAACCGTATTCGCTGATCAACGTCTCTTCAAACGTAGGCCCTTCACCGTAATACTCTTCACGGTACTCGCTGCCCGGACGACCAGAGAAACGAATCTCGGATGTGTCCGCCATGTACTCGGGCACTTCACCAAACATCTTGTCTTTTGCGTAACTGGCCAGACCCGAGATGCCGCGGCCCACGGACTGGAAAAATCCGCCTCCTTGGTCGCCCGTATCTACGGCGGGACCGCCTTCTCTAAATCCGGGAATCTTAGTGGTATCTACGCCTACGTCCGAAAGAACTTGGCGAGTTCTAGCGGCGTCTAGGCCAAAAGAAGCGCCTATTTGGTCTAGGCTTAACCCTTGCGCAAGCCCCTGAGTAATTACTTGATTGGCCGTATTTAAGTCATAGCCCGCTTGGCTGCTTTGAGTAGGGTCGTACATCGATGCAAGGTTTTGCTGAATCGGAGCTGCCGCCGGCTGTATAAGCTGGTTGCCTACCGCAGTAGGTGAAGAGCCTAAAGACAAGATCCCTGCTCCGGTGGCGTAGGTGGTGGGGTCAATACCGACGTCCGTTAAAACCTGATTAGTTCTAGCTGCGTCTAGGCCAAAAGAAGCGCCTATTTGATCCAAGCTCAAACCTTGTCTAGCGCCCTCGTCCAAAACTCGGTACGCCGATTCAAGGTTAGTGTAGGCCCCTTGTCCGGTAGCCGCTCCCGGGGTGTAGAAATCGGTTAGGTTGGTAGTGACCGGAGAACCGGTTCCCGCTAAAGGAAAGTTTCCGGCAACTACCGCCGCGTCAACATCCGCCGCATTTAGCACACCACCCGGATCTAATAAGCCACTTCCGCCTTGAGATATAACCGGATTGATAGAGTTCACTACTTGTTCGGAAGTTAACCCGCCCATAGAATTTGCATAGTCGGAGATACGCTGTCCGGCTATTTCGGTACTAGGAGAGCCTAAGTAAATAGCCTGTAAATCTTTTTGGACTTGTGTACGAGAATCCACAATATTGCCAGTTCCCGTAGTCCCAAGAACTTGATCCGTGGTCAGCGTACCGGCGGGCGTGACAAAGTTATTGCCCGTAGTGTTAAGTATGCTTCCCGTAGCATTACCGGCAGGAAGGCCCGCCGCCGCCGCCTGCTCCGCAGACAAACCAACTGTCGTGCCGCCAAGACCACTGCCCATAATGTTCATGCCAGTAGACGGGAAGACCGACGTGATATCCATCTCGCCAGATGACGCGAGGGCCGCGTCCCCCATAGTAATGCCCGTAGTAGGCTCGCCACTGGGCAAGAATCCTTTAGTCACAACAGGGACGGGGCGGTTCAAGATGCGGTCGTAGAACGTCACGGCCCGCGGTCCTTCCAACTCGTACGCTCGGCGTTGTTCAATATCGTAAGGATTGTAAGGCAGGTACTGACTAAGCTGGGCCTCGTTCATCATAGGACGGCCAGCTACTTGCACGTCAGCAAGGGTGTACTGATTCGGGAGAGCATACGTTTGCCCTTGGCCAGAACGGCTCGACTCTAAAGTCACGACTCCCGAGCCGTCTCCGTCACCACCTAAACTTTCGCCCCCGGTAAGTCCAGACTGGGCTATGCTGCGATAGTTGGCCTCGTTGAGCCTAGTCATGGCGTTACGGTAAAGATCTTCCGGAACTTCGTTCTCCAGCATGAACGTAGAAATGGCCTGCGCCGCATAGTCTAGATCTTCCCGAGCGTACTCTTCTTTGATCCGATCAATCTCGGCCATTACTTCGTCAAGTGTTAACGCCATGTTTACCTTCCTCAACCATAATACGCGGGCCGCATATTTGCAGGATCTTCCGCTTGTTCCCAATCGTCCGTAGGCAACTGTACAAAGTTACCTTGACGATAACGCATCAGTGCTTGAGTGGTACTGTCTACCAAGTCGTCGTGTTCCCCATGCGGAAACGCAGCACACTCTTCAATTAATTCTTGTGCCCATTGCTCGTCCGGCACCCAGATCATTCCAGCCTCCAGAAGCGGAGCGATAGAATGCACCCTAGTTACCTTATCATTGCCACGGGACGGCGTAAAGTTTACCACAGGGATTCCCATATTGCGCAATTCTTGTGTCAAAGGAGTACCCGAAGCCTTTGCCTCAATTATTACCGTTTCGGGGTCCCAATACTTATACTGCTCCAAAGCCATAGCCTTAAGCTCCGGAAAATCCCAGCGACCCTTCTTAGACTCCAACAAAATCAAATTAGGCTGGGGACCCTCCTCCGGGTAGAAAACTCCCCACGTCGTTATCGCACTGTAGTCCGCCGTCTCCCTTTTACTAAACGCCGTATCGTAACTTTGGATAACATACTCCAAACGAGGAATCTTAGGCTCCTCCCAAACTTTCCACCACTCCCTTTTCAAGATTGCGCTCGTGTCACCCGTAGGCTGCTGCTGATACTGCGCATTCCACTTACTAGGAGGAATCGACGCTTTTACCGCGATTAGATCGTCCACAGACCAATATTCTGGCCAAACAGGGTCCCCAGAAGGCAGCTCCATAGGAAACTCAACCACTTCCCACTGGTCCGCCAAAGGATCCTTTGCCATCTGGCGCATCAACTGCCCCGTCAAATCTTTTTCAGACCAACGAGTCATGACCAGAACTATTGCCCCTCCCGGCTGGAGGCGCTGTCTCGGTCCGCCCGTGTACCAGTCCCACGCGTCATCGAATCCAGAGTGCGACATAGCGGTCTGCTCAGAGTGAGGGTCGTCAATAATACATAAATCAGCACCGCGACCAGCGAGGTTACTGCCAACACCAACAGCATAGTACATGCCACCGCGAGAAGTATCCCATCGACCACTAGCCTTAGAGTCCGCCGCAAGCTTAGCTTCTGGAAAAATTGACGCATAATCTTCCCTCTCAATCAAATTCTTAACCTTTCTGCCGAAACCAACCGCAAGCTCCGTGGTGTGCGTAGCCTGAATGATCTTCATCGCAGGGTTCCT